CGCTGGATTTCAACGTGGATCCGATGTCGTCGGTGGTGGCGCAGATGGACGGAGAAGAGGTGAGAGTGCTGGACGAGATCGTGCTGAATCGAGCGAGCACCTACGACGCGTGCGCGGAGTTCGGGAACCGGTTCGCGGAGCATGCGGGCGGTCTGGTGATTTATGCGGACGCCAGCGGGTCAAGGAGGCAGACGTCGGGAACGACGGACGTCGAGATCTTAAAGAAGTTTGTCAGCGAACGCGGCTATGGGGACGTGCGGTTCCGGATACCGAAGGCGAATCCAGCGGTGCGGGATCGGGTGACGCTGATGAATTCGAAGCTGGAATCGGCAGCCGGCGAGCGAAAGCTGGTGGTTCATCCGCGATGCAAGGAGTTGATCAAAGATTTCGAGCAGGTGATGTACAAGGAGAACAGCCAGGTGATCGATAAAGACCGCGACCCGAAGAGGACGCATTTGTCGGACGCGCTGGGGTATCTGGCATGGCAGGAGTGCCGGGGCGGGATGAAGATTGGCGAGCAATCGCGGCGGTTGGTGTAAGTGGTGCGAGGAAAGAGGGCCAGGTGTTAGACATCGATCGGGAGCATCCACAGTACAAAGCGCGCAAAGAGGTCTGGCGGTGTTATCGCGACCTCTACGCGGGGGGAGAACAGTTCAAGTTAAACGCGCAACGTCATCTGATTCCGCGGCAGAAGGAACCTGGGGATGTTTACCGGGAGAGAGTGCTGCGCGTGTTTTACGAAAACTATATCGGCTCGATTGTCGACTGGTATGCGGCGACGTTGTTCCGCAGGGAACCGGTGCTGACGTTTGAGGGGAGCAACGAGCAAGGGCAGTCCTTCTTCGGAGAGTTCATAGAAGACGTGGACCGGAAGGGGACGGCGCTCGCCGACTTCCTGCGCAAGCAACTCGTGGAAGCGATGGTGGCGGGTGCGAGCTACGTGCTGGTGGATTTTCCACGGATGGGGCAGAAGCCAGGGAGCCGGGCAGAAGAAGACGCGCTGGGGGCGTCGCGGGCGTACCTGGTGGAATACGCCGCCGAGGACCTCATCAATTGGAATCTGGACGAGCAGGGGAATTACGAGTGGGTGGTCCTGCGGACCGAGCTGACCAAGCAAGACCACGTGGAAGATACCGATTGGCATCGCGAGAAACACTGGGTGTATTACGACAAACAGAACTTCCGGGTGTACCGGCAGGTGATCACGGGCGGCGGAGCGGAGCCGGTTGAACTGATCGACGAAGGGTTGCATGGCTTGGCGAAGCTGCAACGAGTGCCCTTGTTTGGACTGCGAATTCCCGAGGGTCTATGGATGTTGAACCGCGCGGGGTCCCTGCAATTGGAACACTTCAATAAATCGAATGCGCTGTCGTGGGCGCTGACGATGGGGCTGTTTGCGATGCCGGTAGTCTACTCCGACCGGGAGTGGAGCCAGATGGTGGGCGAGAGTTACTACATCCAACTGGGTCCGGAAGACCGATTCGGCTGGACGGAACCGGAGGGCAAGGTTTACCAGATCGCGGCGAATAACTTGACGAGCCTGCAGGAAGAAATTTACCGCGTGTGCTACATGCCTCAGGCGGGCGGCCCGTTGGGGCAGGGGGGCAGACAGTCGGGGGTTAGCAAGCAATTGGACTCGTCGATCACGCAGGAGGTGCTGCGAGCCTACGGGGACGCGGTGAAGGACCTGGTGCGGCGGGTACTGAAAGCCATCAACGCGGCCCGCGAGGATGACCTGGCGATTGGCGTGACTGGTTTGGATGAGTTCGATATTTCCGACTTTGCAGTTGAGGTGGACGATGCGCAGAAGCTATTGGCGCTGGGCGCCGAGTCGGCCACATTGCGGAAAGAAGTGCAGAAAAAGCTGGCTCTGAAATATCTGGCCGACGCGCGGCAGGATGTGAAGGACCGAATCGTCGCGGAGATCGAAGCCGCCGGGGGCAACACCAATGGATGATATTCGAGAAATCGTGCAGGCAGTGGTGCAGGAGTTCATGCCGCAGAAGTCCGAACTGGAAGAAGAGCGCAAGCGCCGCGAGAGCCTGGAGCAGCGCGTGAGCGAGTTGATCGCGGAGACCGGTAAGGCGCGGGCAAAAGCAGACGAGGCCGAACGGAGCGCGGAGGTCAGGGCTGAGCTGCAGCGGCAGGGGGTCGCCAAGCTGGACTTGGCTTACAAGGCCATCCGGGACGAGATTCAGCGCGGGGAGGATGGAAAGCTGATCGGAATGCGGGAACAGGTGGAGCAGTTCGTGAAGGAGAATCCGGAACTGCTGCCGGCGCGTCTGGGGGGCGGGTCGGGTGCGGGCGCGGGGCAGAGAAGCGCGCCGGGTGAAACACGGGTTGATTTAGAGACGATTCGTCCGGGCATGAGTCCGGAGGAACTGGACAGAGTCCGAAAGGAGATCGCCAGAGTAGCGTCGTTGACGCTGCGCGGGTGGTAGAGGAGAGAGAGAACAATGGCAACAATAACTTCGGCAAACGTAGCGAGCGCGATTGTAAAGCTGGTGGCGGCGGACGCCCTGCCAGCGTTGATGGGGAACCTGGTAATGGGGAACCTAGTCAATCGCGATTATGAACCGGCGCTTGCGCAGGCGGGCGACACCATCAACGTCCCGATTCCGCCGACGCTGGTGGCGAACAATATCGCGGAAGGCGGCACGGTACAGACTCAGAATCCGAGTCTGGGGAATGCGCAGATCGTGCTGAACACCCATGCGGAGGCTACGTTCCAGGTGCCGGACGTGACCAAGATTCTGGCGGTGCCGGATCTGTTGAAGCTATACATGCAGCCGGCGGTAGTGGCGCTAGCGGAGCGGATCGAGTCTGACCTGCTGGGGCTGTACCCGCAATTCACGGCGAACACGGCGGTGGGTACGGGCGGCACGACGATCACGGAAGCAACCGTGGATTCGGCGGAGACGGCGCTGTTCAGCACCAAGGTTCCGGCGAGCGCGTCGAAGTATCTGGTAGTGGACGCGGCTACTTACTCGGCGCTGCGGCAGATTCCGCGCTTCAGCGAATACAACTCGGTGGGAGAAGCCGGGCTGCGCGTGATCGTGGATGGGGCTGTGGGCAAGATGAAGGACTTCTATATCTTCCGCTCGCAGTTCGTCGCCCATACAGGGAGCAGTCCTGCGACGACTCACAATCTGGCGTTCACCAAGGATGCGATCGGCCTGGTGGTGCGCCGGTTGCCGCAGCCGTTGCCGGGAACGGGCGCGATTGCGGAGTATGCCGAGCTCGGCAATTTCGGAATGCGCGTCACCATGAGCTATCAGCCGAATACGCTGGCGCAGCAGTTCACGGTGGACGTGCTCTACGGCGTAGGCGTACTGCGGAATAATTTCGCGGTGCAAGTGAACAGTTAGCACAGTACTAATTGCGGCGGGGGACGGGCTGTCATGGCTCGTCCCCCATTTTTATTGGACGTCTTTTATTGAACGACAAGAAAACGGAGGTGAGATATGGCCCTGCTGACGGACGGCAATCCGAACGATAGTGAAGCGCTGCGGGTGTATGAGGCGGCGATTCTGGACGTGGCGCACGTAGAGACCATCAATCTGGACGCGAAGCTGTGTCTGGCCACGGAAGAAATTTCTCAGGACGTACTGAACGTGCTGCTCGGTCACGCTCGGGCGCAGTATTCGCTGGCGCAGTTTGCGTTGGGTAGCGACCGGCGGAAGATCGGAGTGTCGGACGTGGTGGTGAGCCAGCAGATGAAGCGCTGGCATGCGCTGCACACGCTGGCAGTGGTCTACCGGGACGCCTACAACAACCAGCTGAACGATCGCTATCGGAGCAAGTGGGAAGAGTATCGCGCGCTGGCGCGTGGAGCGAAGGAGCGAACGCTGGAGTTCGGCATCGGGCTGGTGGCGGCGCCGGTACCGCAGCCCGCAACGCCGGCGCTGGGAGCGACGACCGGAACTCTGGCGGGAACGATCTATTACGCGCAGGTGAGTTGGGTATCGGCGGCGGGTCAAGAGGGAAGCGCGAGTCGACCCACCACTTTTCAGACTACGGACAACAGTTCATTGACGGTTGCGACTGTGAATGCGCCGGCAATCGCGGCGGGATGGAATGTGTATCTGGGGCTGGCGATTTCGCCACTCACGCTGCAGAACAGTGCGCCGTTGGCGATTGGCGCGACCTTCACATTGCCGGGGTCGGGATTGGCGAGTGGAGTGAGTCCCGGGGATGGACAGGCGGCGGACATGTTCGTAACCGGCGGCCGGATATTGAGGCGGGGATAACGTCATGGCGCAGGCGGCGAGTATTGCGGCGGGGAAAGTAGTGGCGCTATTCACGGACTCTCTTGCAGGATTGGCGCCGGTGGCGGCTCAGATCGCTACGAACGCCGCAGTGGACTTGCCGGCGATTCCAGCGGAGAACGTGATTGCGCAGAATGTGCCGGTGGCGCTGATGGAGAAGAGCGCGGCGGTGAAGTATCCGGTGGTTCTGGTATACGCGGATCGGGTGCAGAACCTGCTGACCGAGAAGTTCCGCAACTTTTCGGGAAAAGTCCGGACAGTGGCAGAGGTGAGGGCGTCGCAGGACCGCATTGAGGGGCTGGAAGAGAAGGTGCGATTGTACGTTGATGCGGTGACCCAGGTGCTTGACGCGAATCGCGGGGACTGGGGACAGGGAATGTTTTTTACAGGCGGCTACGAAGTGAAGTTCGATCCGGTGCAACACGGCGGACGCAATATCCTGCAGGCGGCCAAAGTGATTTTTGAAGTGGATTTGTCGAGTTGAGAGAGGCTGGGATTCATGTCGTGTTACATATCTTCAAACAATAACCGGTTCTATGTTGCGCTCGAATCCGCCTACGGGAACGTGCCGGCGATCACGGGACAAAACCGGATTCCAGGCGTCAAGCTAGCGGCGAGGCAGGTGCCGGAGCAGAGCTCGCGAAGAGACAAGTCGGGAAGCCGGACCTTCGTCGGGTTACCGAACAGCATCCGGAAGCGGACCGCATATCAGCTCAACACTTTTATGACGGATTGGGTGGGCGGGGAGGCGGCGCCAAGCCATGGACCGTTGTTTCAGGCGGCGCTGGGCGGGACTCCGTTGGCTTTCGCTGGAGGAACGGTGGCGACGACCAGCGCGACCACGCAGATTGTTTTTTCGGCGGCGCACGGATTAAGCGTGGGGCAGGCGGTGGCGAATGCGGGGGAGATTCGATTCGTCACTGCGATTCTGAATTCGACGACGGTGTTTCTGATTGCACCCTTCACGGGCGGAGTCGCAGCGGGGACGGTGCTGGGTCCGACGCTGACGTATCCGCTGGGAAGCGACTTGGGAAGCGTCAGCGTTTTCGACTATTGGGACCCGTCCGGGGCGGTGCAGAGAGTTCTCAACGGGGCCGCGATCGACTCGCTGAAGGTGAAGGTGAATGGCGACTTTCAGGAATTCGTCTTCGCGGGGCCGTCACAAGACCTGCTGGACAGCGCAAGCTTCACGAGCGGACAGGGCGGTTTGACGCAGTTCCCCACTGAGCCGGTGAGCGCAGGATTCGACTACACGATTGTGCCGGGGCATCTGGGGCAAGTGTGGATGGGCGCGACTCCGGCGAATTTTCTTACGCTCACAGGGGCGGAACTCAATCTGAGCAACAGTGTTCAACTGCGAGTGCGCGAGTTCGGCAGCGATCTGGCGCGCTGCATCGCCGCAGGGGAACGCAAAGTGACGCTGAATTTCAGCGTGTTCGAGATGGTGGACGCGCAGACTCCGGCGTTGTATCAGGCGGCGCGGCAGCGGTCGCCAATCAGTGTGATGCTGCAACTCGGCCAGGCGGCCGGACAGTTATTTGGAGCGTATATGCCGGCGATGGTGCCGGAGGTTCCTTCTTTCGACGATTCAGAGACGCGGCTGCAATGGAAATTTCAGAACAGCCGGGCACAGGGGGCAGTGGATGATGAGCTCTACATCGCATTCGCTTAGGAGCGAGGCGGAACATTCCTTCGACAGCGCGTTGTGGTTCGATGCGGAGTCAGCGGCGGGAGTGAGATACGCGATTGCGCGGCTGACGTTTGGGCGAAGGCTGGACCTGGCGCGGCGGATTCGGGAAATCGGACGCAAGGCGGAGTTTCTGGCGGCGGGCACGGGCGCACGCGAAAAGCTGGAGGCCGCAGTGGTGGGCGCCGAAGTCGACCGGGCGTATCTGGAGTGGGGATTGCTGGCGGTGGAAGGGTTAACGATCGACGGAGAGGCCGCAACTCCGCAAGCCGTGGTGGACCGGGGTCCGCTGGAGTTGGCGACGGAGATCCTTGGCCACGTGAAATCGGAATGCGGTTTGAGCGAGGCGGAAAGAAAAAACTAACAGTCGCATTCCATTTTCTGAGCGGGAATCAGGCCGGATGGAAATGCGAGTCATGCAGACGGCAAGGGCTGGAAGGAACGCGGCGGTGCGGGTGGATCCCCGAGGAGCAGCGCGGGCCGCGGAGAGTGATATGGGCGCGGGGACGCGTGTCGACTGAGGAATGCCCGCGGTCCTGGGTGACGCCCGAAAGCATTGGCTGGGTGGAATGGTTTTTCGCGAGGAAGAGTTTTGGCAGGGCGGAGCTGGCGGGGCTCCCGGCGAAAGAGGCTGAGGCAATGTTGACGCTCGAAAAAGAGTGGCGAGAGGCGAGAGATGGCAACCAACAGTTCTGAAAACTTGACAGCTTTGTTGCGGGCGAGCGGACTCAGCGGTGGCGATTCGCTCAACACGCACATGACTAGCCTGGCGGATCAGATGCAGCAACAGCAGGGCATCAACGACGCTCTTATGCAGCAGACGTTGGCGGCGATGGTGCAGCCGGCGAGCGGAGGGAGCGGCGGTGGGTCATCAGGCGGAACGACAGGCGATTCGGGCGTCACTTCGATCTTGGGAGCGATCGGCAGTACGCTCGGGGGCGTGTTGGGCGGCGGGCTTGGGCTCGCACCGCTGGTTTCGGGTATCGCGGGCTTGTTCGGAGGCGGCGATTCGAGCACTCCGGCGGCGCTGCCTACATATATGGCGCCTTTGCCCATCAATTTAGACGCGGGCTTCAGCGAAGGCGGCGGCGGGGCTTTCGGAGTGGACGCGGCGCAAGGCGGGACGCCGAGGGCGATGACGAATTCGCCCTCCTCACAGATCACGGTGCAGGTTCAGGCGATGGACAGTCAATCGTTTTTGGATCACAGCGGGGATATCGCGCTGGCCGTGCGGCAGGCGATGTTGCAATCGAGTGTGTTGAACGACGTAATTCGCGAGGTGTAGTGTGGCAACATTTCCAACATTGAAAACCGGGGCAGTGGCGCAGTATGGTTCGAGCCGGACGCGCGGGTTCTCGACGCAAGTGTTTCGGTTTCTGGACGGCAGTGAACAACGGTTTCAGGATTACGGAGCGCCATTGCGGCGATGGACGATCCGGCTCAGCCTGCTGGACGAGGCGGAACTGACCGCGCTGGAATCTTTTTTTAAGTCGCAGAGCGGAAGGGCTGAAAGCTTTGCATTCCCAGATCCATGGGATGGGACCGTGTATGCGAACTGCAGTTTCGATAACGATCAGCTCGCGACACAGTACGGGGGGCAGGCAAACGGGATGGCGAGCGTCACAGTGAAGGAGAACCGAAGCTAGGATGCTAATTTTTCCTCAACTGACGACGGGCGCGGCGGCGCTCTATCCGGTGACTAAGCAGAGCCTGCAGCGAACGGTGGTAAATGTGCTGCCGGACGGGAGCACGGCAGTGTACGCAGATTCCGACGGAGTGGTCGCGGGCTGGGCGTTGCGAGCGACAGGACTGACGTTGGCGGAATGGAACGCCATCGAGAGCTTATTTCAGCAGACGTCAGGCATGGCGGGGACATTTACATTTCTCGATCCGGTGGGAAATCTTCTGCTCCAGAGCGAGGATTTCAGCGCGGGCGCATGGACTATTGGGGCATTGATCCAGTTGACTGCCGGCATTACAGACCCGTTCGGAACCGCGCGAGCGACCCTGCTGATAAACACGGGACAGGCAGCGGCGGGGTTGACGCAGACCCTTAGCATTCCCGGTGACTTTCAATACTGCTTGAGCGGCTGGGTGCGCAGCACCGCGGGGTCAGCGGTCACGCTGGCGATAGCGAATAGCAGCAAGTCCTTCGCGGCGGGAACGCAATGGAAAAGAGTTTACATTTCTTCGAATCCCGGGCAAGCAGGCGGGACAACAGTCACATTCGGGGCGCAGGTTGCAGCGGGGGGGGCCGTGGAATTATTCGGGATTCAGGCAGAGGCGCAACTGGGGCCATCGGATTACAAACTCACGGGCGCTACCGGCGGAGTGTATCCGAAGGCGCGGTTTGGCTCCGACCAAATCACTGTGACTGCGCAGGGGACCGACATCTACGACGCTGTCATTCAAATTGTGAGTACCGAAAGCTAAGCACATGCCGACCATCGACCAATTCAAAGAGCAGGAAACGCCTCCGACCCCGTTATTCCTTTTCGACTGCGTGCTGGCGTCCGGCGTGACGGTGCGATGGAGCACGCATGCCGTTACGGTGGGCGGCAACACATATCTGGCACGGCTGCTGAAGCACAACCTCGCGGCGCTAGTGGCTTCGTCCGACCAAGGCGTGGACGGCGCGCAAAAAATAACGGTGACGCTGGCTAATGCGGATTCGTATTTTTCGCAGTTTGAACGTGAGACCGGATTTCGAGGGGGACGGGTCACAATTCAGTTCCTGTTTTACGACCTCGTTGCGAACGCGGCGGTATCGGAACAGCGAGTGATCTTTCTCGGAACCGGGAGCATGGCGGAGGAGATTACCGAATCGGCGTTCCGCGTCAGCTTTACGAACCGCCTCAACCTGCAGCGGATCGTGCTGCCCGAGGCGCGCATCCAACGACAATGTCCCTGGTCGTTTCCCTCCACGGCCTCGCAGAGACTCGAGGCGCTCAATGGCGGGCCCAAAGGAAAATATTCGGCATTGAACCGCTGCGGATATTGCCCGGATCAAGCCGGCGGCGTAGGAAATCTCGACGGCGCGGCTCCCTTTACGAGCTGCGACTATACCCGTACTTCCTGTGTGGCGCGCGGCATGTTCGACACCGATAGCGCCAGTCACGCGACGCGGAACTTCGGCGGCATCGAGTTTGTACCGGCGCAGATTCAGGTGCGCAGTTTTGGCGAAAGCGGAACGCATCTTTCGTCGCTGATCGACAATCAGGCGCGGTATAACGATTTCGTTCCGCTGGTCTACGGCACCGCGTGGTACCAGCCGCCTATCACTTTCGCTCGCAATGACGGCAACCTCACGCATATGGAAGTGCTGCTGGGGATGGGGCAAATCGAAAACGTGGTCACGGTAGTGGTGAATGGCGTCGAGATCCCGCAAGGGCAAAGCGGCAAAAACATGACGGCCACGGGATGGTTCAATCTGGTGACACCCGGTATGCGAAACGGTGGGTTCAATGCCGATTTTGTGGATGCGTCCGGCCAGCCTCTAGGCGATCCGTACGGAAGCATGGCACTCCTCAGCGTGGTGGTGCCGAATCAAGTGAGCAGCGCGCAATCGCTGCCCACTATCGATGTGCTGCTGATGGGGCTGATGCTGGAACGGTTCGACACCGGCGGGATTTCGCTAGGAGAGAGCTTCACCAACAGTCCGCCGTGGGTGCTGCTGGATGTGTTGCGGCGCAGCGGATGGCTGACGACGGAAATCGATCTCCCCAGTTTCGCGGCGGCGGCGGCATATTGCGATGCGCAAATAGCGACCACAGATTTGTACGGCAATGCCATCTCGATCCCGAGATTCCAATGCAATCTGGTTGTCAACAAGCGGTGGAGCGCGGCGGAGGCCGTGAAGGGAATTCGCAACGGCTCGGGCTTGATGCTGGGATATGGGCAGAACGGGTTGCTCAGACTGCGCGTCGAGAATACGCTGGCGCTGCAGCAGCCAACGCTGCCGGACGGCGGCAATAGCACAGAGACGCTCAACGATGGCTGGCCGGCGTATGAGTTCAGTGACGGCTCAGCCGCGTTTTCAGGGATCGTGCGCAAAGCGAACGGCGATCCTGCAATACGGCTGTGGGCGCCCAATGGGGCGGATGTTGCGAACCGCCTTACGGTGGAATTTCAAGACGAATTTAACCGATATTCGCAGGACAGTCTGGGTTTAGTGGATGTCGACGACGCGCAATTGACGGGGCGTGAGGTCACGGCATCGTTCGCGGCCCTCGGATTGCCGAACTTCGATCAAGCGGCGCGCATGATGCGACTGCATCTCGACAAGGCGCTCAGCGGATCGACACTCGTGGAGTTTGAAACCACAGTGAAAGCGGTCGGGCTGACGCCCGGCGATCTTATCACTGTCACGTATCTGAAGGAGGGCCTGGTACGCCAGCCGCTGCGAGTGGTGCAGTTGGTTCCGGGCCGCAACTTTGAGAGTGTGCTGGTGACGGCGCAGTGGCACGACGACGAATGGTATACGACCGGCGATGCGAGCACTATGGGCGGCAGAAGCCCCAATGGCGCCGGGTTGGGGTTACCCAAACCGCTGGTGGGAAGTGTGGTCGACAGCAACGGGATCGAGCAGTTCGGGATAACGGAAGCGGTGATTCAAGGGGCCGTCGGAAGCGCTGTGCTATTGAGCGTCGCTTTTGTGCCTCCCACGTCGCCAAAGATTACGGGCGCCGCGATTCCCTTGGTGAGCCTCTCGCCCACCATGCCGGCGACAGGGGGCACGCTGGCCGGCAGCCAGAATTTGTACTACGCGCTGACGGCGCTGGATTCGAGTGGCGCGGAGAGCGGATTGTCCTTCACGGTGCGGGCCACGATTCCGGCGGGTACGAACACCAATGAAGTGACGCTGACGGGCCTCAGCTTTTCGCCGGAGACGGCGGCGTTCAACGTGTATCGAGGTTTGAATCCGTCGCAACTGCTTAGGATCGCGGCGAGCGTGGCGCTGTCGACGTCCTTTACCGATGCGGGAGCGACGCCGCAGTTGGTGGGTCCGCCGGATTCCAACTACGATCACGCGAACTTCTCATGGCGGCGGGAACTGCAACCGGAAGCTGGCGCGACAGTCTTTACCGGGACCACGATCGGCAACGGCACGCTAGGAATGGCGGCCGACGAATTTGCCGGCAAAGCGGTGCGAATCACGCGCGGAACCGGGGCCACCCAGGAGCGGGCAGTGACTGGTAACGACGCCACCACTTTAACGGTGGCGCTGCCGTGGACAGTGACTCCCGACACCACGAGTTACTTCGTGGTCGCCGATTCAGCCTGGAATTTCGGAGCCGTCGGCGCGACCAGTCCGGTGCAGATGCAGGTGCCGAACTGGGGCGGGCAGACGGTGGAGATCTCGGGACGCTCGGCGAACGTGCTAAACCAAGAGAGCCAGTACGAACTGAATCCTCTGACGCGATGGCAAATCGGAAGCGGCGGCGCGGGGGGCGACACGGGATTTCCGCCGCTGCCGGACTTTGTGCTCACTCCAGCGGGGCAGGGAACCATCGACCTGACTGGAATCACTTTCCCCACGTTAGTAAACACGCTTACGATTGCGGCAGGATCGCTTACTCTGTTCTACTACGACGAACTTAATGGGCCGTCGACGGTGAGTTTGGCGGCCGGGATCGTTGCGACGGACACGACCGTGACGTTGAATGCCGTAAGCGCGGCGCAACCGGATGATTTCATCCAGATCGACGCGGAGATCTGTCAGGTGCAAAGTCTGCAAAGCGGCGGGCTGCAACTCACGATCACGCGGGGCGCGCATGGAAGCGCGGCGGCAACGCATGCAGCGGGCGCAATCGTATATTTGCTGGAACGGACGACGGTGATCCCAGCTTTTGTAGGAGCATTTTTTTCGAGTCCTGCGAGCGCGAACTACAGTTACTCGGTCTTTCTGCCGGACGTGCGTGTCGCGGCGGCGGAGTTTTATGTCAGCAATATGTATGGCTCAAGTCCCGTGATGCACGTGCCGTATTCCGCCACCGCCGATGGAGGTCTGCGCACGCTTTCGGGAGGGCAGATCGCTCTGCAGGTAGACGGATACCTGGCGGTGCAGACCGACGCAACTCCGCCCTTCGTAATGGATGAAGCGCATGTTCCGCGAGACATTGTCGCGACCTTACGGGAGGCGCCGGCAGGCGGGGCGGTGACATTGCTGGTTCGTCAGAATAGCAGCGCTTACTCGATGCTGACGATAGCGGATGGTGCCACGGCTTCGAATACCGTGAATGGCCTCGGCCTTCCGCCATTTGGAGCGGGCGCGCAGATCCACCTGGATGTCGTGAACGTACCGGGCGCGGCCAATACGCTGCCAGGGCGCGATCTGACGGTGACGATCCGGCTCTAGAGAATGCCTGAACAAATTCAGAAGCTGAGTCCGGATCGGGACTTGCAATGCTTTTTCTATCAGCCTTCGGCGGTGGCTGCGTTGAGCGGCGCGTCGGCCGCGGGATTCACTGTGTCGGGGACATGGCGCCAGCAATTCGATTGGACGGTGATCGAATGGAATCGCGACAATGTCTATGAACATCCGTTGTTTCGTAATCTGCCTGACGGCGACTTGAGCGGTCTAACGCTTACGTACGACGAGACACGCGACAACTGCATTCCTCTCGATTCGGCGCTGTATGCGACGGTCGACTGGCCCAGTCTGCGAGTGTGGGCGACGCCGGCGGGGGGCACCGAGACGATCTATTACGTGCCGCTGGCGGCACACGCGGCGGCAATCACGGGGAGTTATCAATGTGCCTACGCGGACTTCACGCTCTCGGGAACGGTAGTGGTAGGCGACTACGTGGGGCTGTCGTTCTTAACTGAAGCGTATACCTACGAGTTCTTGAGCGGTGACATTCTCGCAAACGCGGCGCAGGCGATTACGGATAGCGTCAACGCCTTCTCTGCTGTGATGAAAGCTACGCGCACAGGTGCGACGATTCGGCTGTATTACACTGGCGGGGCGACGATCGCGTCCAGCACGACGGGCGCGAATGGGAATCGCTTTTCTGTGTATTCGTATTCGACGGGCGCGGCGGTGTGGGACGCGGGCGCGCGGATCTTCGCTAATGGGACTTCGCCAACTGCATGGAGAGTGACGCTTGATTTCAGCACACTCCAGGGGACGATTACGCCCGACCTTTCAGGCACGTTGTACACAATCCCCACGAACCTGGTTCGCAAGATGCGATGGACTTACGCGGCGGATTTGCAGGCGGCCGCATTCGCGCGCAGCGAGTTCAGCGTGGCAGTGGCAAACTGGATGGTGACTGGAACGAATCGGACTTACTCGGTCGCGGGTCCCGGGAGCCTGCGGATCGAAGACCACGACGCGTCGATGCTCTTTAGCGGGGCCTGGACCGAGGTGCGCGGCAACTATTCGGGCGGCACGATCCATCAGACAACGACGCCAGGCGATTCGCTAAGCTGCACGTACAACGCGCCGCAGAGCCACAATCTTTACATTGGGCTGCGCTACACCGGGACTGGAGGAGTCGTTTCGATTGTTGTCGATGGGCAACCTGCCGTATCAGTAAATTTGGCGATTCCCGCGGAAGACGCGCTGTTCCGCTATTCACTGGGGACGTTCTCTGCGGGGTCGCACACTGTAGTGGCGACCCATGCAGGCGCCGCCGGCACAGAAGTCTATTTCGATTTCCTGGAACTCGCATCGCCGACGGCCGATCTCCCGGTGATTGAGAGCCAACCGGTCGTCACGTTGGCAACCGACTGGGACACGCTGCATTGCATCTCGCTCCCGCCGGAGCGCACGGCGTGGATGCTCACGTCGCTCAATTTCATTGGACGGGCGAATCACTATGTTGGCGCCCTGTGGTTCTACGAGTTGGTGCGAGTCGGCCACGTGTACGCGTCGGCCACAGTTACATTCAGCGGGACGCCGGCGGCGAACGCCTACGTCACCGTGACGCTCGGGCAGACCGGCCAGCCACCATCGTCGGACACGATTTTGCAGAAACAGATCCATGTGGGCGATACGGCGGATACAATAGCGCTTGCGTTTGCGCAGGAACTCAATCGCGGTTATACGGGAATGTGGGCGAGCGCGGCGGGGAGTGTGCTCACGATCACGGCGCGGACGATGGGCTTGGCTGGAGACGCGAATACGCTGGCCGCGACTACGACTAGCGGCGGGTTCACAGCGACGGCATCGGGACTGAATTTCGCGGGAGGCGCGGACGGCAACTGGCGGACGGACCTGACGGCTAGTCCAGCGCTCAATCGCGCGGTGCGGGATTGGAGCGCGGCATACTTCGCGGCGTTGGTGAGTTATGGGATCGACGCCGCAGCGTCGTTCAGCATGGAACTGCAGCATGGCGATCCCAGCGCGGCGGCGGGGATCGCGCAGATGGGTCCGGCGGGCGATCCGATCCTGCTGCCCACGCCTTCGCTCCAGACTAACTTTTCACCGACGAGCCTGGCGTTCTGGAAAGTGGTCTACGAGGAGATGGCGGCAATCCAGGCGGCTGCGGGGCTCACGCCCTATCTTCAGTTTGGCGAAGTGCAGTGGTGGTATTTTCCAAATGATGGACTGGGCACCAGTTTTTCAGGCATGCCGTTTTACGATCCGTGGAATCTCGCCGCCTTCGGCGCGCTCTATGGTCATCCGCTGGCGACCATTACGCTGAACACGGTGGACCCGGCGGCTTATCCGGATGAAGCGGCGTATCTGCCGACCGTCATCGGCAACTTCACCAACGCGATCATGACCTTCGTGCGCGGAACCCTGCCGGCGTGCCGCTTTGAAGTGTTGTACCCGACTGATGTTAACCAGACCGCGTTCAATCGGGCGATCAACTATCCGGCATC